TCGCACGCCGCCGACGCCTTCCGTTACCTCGCTGTCGGGTTCGACGGCAGCATGGACGATTGGGGCAAGCCGCTGAAGCCGGACCTCGGGTGGATCGTCTGAATGGGACTGCTTGACCCCGAATACACCAACAAGGCGCCGGCATCCGGCCTGCTCGGCGAAGACTTGGCGTCATGGATCGATATCCCGCTGTTCGCCCGCCGCATCGTGGATGCCTACTTCGGTCCGGCGGTCGGGGCGATGATCGCGGAACGCGCCGCCAGTCTGCCCGAGCGATGGGCCGAGACGACCGCAGAAATCAAGGCCGGCGCCGACGCGACGCGCAAGGCGCTGAAGGGCGAGACGCTGACCGAACAGGAAACGGCATCGCTGATCAGCAGCCCGGCAACCAACTTCGGCGCCAACGACATTGGCTTGCCGCCGGCCGGGCTGCCGCTGCTGGCGGGAACCTATCTCGGCCGCAATTCGAAAACCGCTGACCTGAAGGCGCTGAAGACGGCGAAGAAGATGGAAAAGGCCGGCGGCAACCCGGCGCCCGATGGCAATATCCGGCAGGAAACCGGCTGGTTCAAGGACCCCTCGGGCGATTGGATGTATGAAATCTCCGACCTCAACGCCCGCGTTGATCCGCACCCCCGAAACCCGAACTTGCTTCAGTTCACGCACCCCGAACTGGAAGCGGCGCATCCCGGCATCACGAACATGCCCATCCATAAGCTGGTGCCGGAGTATGAGGGGTTGGGATGGTATGGCTTCGGGGAAGCTGGCATTCGCGGCGACCTGTCGCCGGCCGAGCAGCGGTCCGTGGCGCTTCATGAAATCGGCGGGCATGCGGTTCAGGATCGGGAAGGCTTCGCGCGGGGCAGTACCCCGAGTAAGAATGTCGCACGGTCGCAGGATTTGACGCAGCCGCTGTTCGATGAGGCAAACCGCCGGATCGCCGCCGGGGAGATGACCGAAGATCAGGCGATGGACTGGCTGCGGGAAGCAACCAAGGGAATGACCGCCGCCGATCTGTACCGGAACCACCTTGGTGAATTCGCCGCCCGCGACATTCAAGCCCGCGCCGACTATCCGGATTGGAAGCGGCAGGCTGTCCCGCCGTACAGCAGCGAGCCGACCCCGCCGGGCGGCTGGATCGACAACCGGGGAGCGGACAAGGGCGGCCTGCTCGGACCCGCCCTATCGACAGACCCGCCGCCGATCCCGATCGGCGCTTCAGCGGGGCCTCAACCGCACCCGTTGATTGGGCAGGTCTTTACCGACATGTTCGAGGCGATCGAAGCGTGGAAAGCCGCCGGGGGAAAAGACAGTGGCCTCGCCATTCAGCAAACCGGACCCGGTACATGGGTCTTCAAAGCCGAGGGTTCGCGTGCCCTCCCGACCAGTGGTCAGTTTCCGGGTCCAGTGGCACCACCCCCAACGATCCCTCATGCTCAGGGTGTGGCGAACCCCGGCGGGCCGATGGCACCAAATAATGCCGGAACCCCCGCTGCCGGGCCTGCCGGAGCCGGAGCCGGTCCACCCCCGTTTGCAAGACCCGTCGCCGGCCCACCTTCACCCATGGCGGTCCCTGCTGGCGCACTGACCGACCCGGAAGGCCGGCTGCTCACAGCACCCTTGATCGCCGGCATCCGCCAGCCGGGCGGCGTTGATTACCCGCTGTCGATGGGCGAAGAGCGCTGGCTTGCCAACCGGCTGTTCAACCTCGGGGTCCATGATGATCCCGGCTTCAGCATGCGGACCGGCAACCGGGGACAGGTGACGGTCAAGACCCCCGGCAAGCCAAACACGCTGCCCGGCATGCAGATGGAAATCGACAGCCGGCTATCTGACGAGCAGTACCCGAAGACCTTCCGGCACGAGGTCGCCCATGGCATCGACTTCGCGTCCGAGCGGACCGGCCGCACCAGCCGGCTGCCGCTCAGCGAAATCAACAACATCCCGCCGGCTATCAGGACCGAGCTTGAAACGGCGAGCGGCGAGATGCGGCCGGACCTGTGGGCACTGACGGACAAGGAATGGGTCGATTACCGGCACCGGCCGAGCGAACTAATGGCCGATGCGGGGCGCTATTACAAGGAAGACCCGCAGCGCTTCAAGGCGCTTTATCCCAACGCCGCCAAGTTCATCCGCGACATCGTCAACGAAGACCCGCTCTTAAGCCAGCATATCCAATTCAACGTCGTGGCGCCGGGCGGCGGATTGCTGCCGGCGCCCATCACCGACGAAACCCCCGAAGACAAGCGGAAGCGCTGACCCATGCCGACAACGCCAAAGCCGCTGTCCGAGGACGATATCAAGTCGATTGTCTCGCGGGAAATCGCGGCGGCCGACAGCCACATTGGAACGCTGTCGAGCGAAAGACAGATCGCGCTTGAATACTACAACGGGACAAACCGGTGGCCGTCGAAGTCCGGGCAATCCTCCGTTGTTACGCGGGAGGTGTGCGAGACGGTCGAATGGCTCATCCCGCAATTAATAAAAGTATTCGCAAGTACAGATGAAATTGTCCGCTTCGAACCGCAGTCGGCCGAGGATGAGCAGACGGCAGAACAGGCTACCGATTTTATCAACTATATCTGGAACCGCGACAACGCCGGCTTCCTCGTCCTTCATACTTGGGTGAAAGATGCGCTGATCGGCGGTCTTGGCGTCATCAAGGTCTGGTGGGAAGACGAAACCCGGTATAGGCATGCCGACCTCGGCGGGCTGTCCGAGATGCAGCTTGCCATGCTGACGCAGGACCCGCGCGCCGAGATTACGGCGGCCGATCCCGTCGAAGGTCCGCCGGGGCCTGACGGCATGCCGACCACCCTTTATGACGTACGCCTGACATACGCCGAACCGGACGGGCGCGTATGCGTTGAGGCGGTGCCGCCCGAGGAATATCTCTTCTCGCCGACCGTCAAAAGCGATAGCGAACCGGGGCAGGGTCATAGGCGCCGCGTCACGCAAAGCGATCTGATCGAGCAGGGATACGATCCGGGGTTGGTGGATGATTTGCCAACGGCGGATGAGGATGATCAATGGGCTGAGCGGTCGCACCGGCTGCACCCTTCGACCCTGGAAGACGTGAACCGCGACAGCCGCGACCGCGCGTCAAGGTTGATCGAAGTTACCGAATGGTACACCAAAATTGATATAGACGGCGACGGCCGAACCCAATTCGTCAAGGTGACAGTGGGTGGCACCGCAGACGGTAAGTTGTTGAACGTCGAGGAAGTCGATGCGCCGCCGTTCGCCGTGCTGTCGCCTATTTTGATGCCGCACCGGCTCAACGGCCTGTCGATCGTCGATTTGGTCAAAGACCTTCAGGAGATAAAGACCAGTCTCACCCGCCAGATGCTCAATTCGTTGTATCTGGCGAATAAACCGAGAACATGGGCGGTTGACGGGCAGGTAAATCTACAGGAATTGCTGAACAGCGAAGCCGGCGGCGTTGTCCGCGTCAAGGCACCGGGGATGGTTGGCGAACTAAACAGCCAATTTGTTGGCGCGGCTGCTTTCCCGATGCTTGAATACATCGATCGCGTTCTTGAGGGACGCAGCGGCATCAGCAAATTGAGCCAAGGCATAGACGCGGATGTCTTGAAAGGCGGGGCTGCCGCGCAGACCGCGACGGGCATTGCAGCACTTCAATCTGCCGCGCAACAGCGCATCGAATTGATCGCCAGAGTTTTTGCGGAAACCGGCATCAAGCGCGCATTCAGGTTGGTGTTACAGCTTGTCACCAAGTACCAGCAAAGCGAACGCGTCATCCGGCTGCGCAATACTTGGGTGCCGATGGACCCGCGAAGCTGGAATGCCGAGATGGACCTCGTTACCGAAGTCGGCCTTGGCACCGGCAACAAGATGGAACAGATGGGTTTCATCGCGCAAATCCTCCAGGGCCAGAAGGAACTGCTGGCGATGGGGGGCCTCGGCCTCGTCTCGCCGCCACAGCTTTACGCCGCCTATGCCAAGCTTGTGCAATTGGCGGGGTTGAAGAGCGCCGACCCGTATTTCATGGACCCGGCGAAGCAGCCGCCGCAGCCGCAGCAACCGCCGCCGCCTGACCCGAACTTGTTGCTCGTGCAGGTCCAAGCGCAGGTCGAGCAGGGCAAGCTGGCGTTGGAGCGCGAGAAGATGATGCGCGCCGACGACCGCGAGCGCGACAAGCTCGATGCGGAAATCTCCCTCAAGGCCGCCGAGCTTCAAGCCCGGTATGGCGCGCAGGTCAACATCGCGCAAATCCGCGCCGCCGTCGAACGTGACCGCGAACTGATGCGCCAGCAAGGCGCCATCGCGCAGCAGCAGATGGACGGGCGCAGGGACCCGTCCATGCCGCCGCCGCCGGGAATGCAGTGATGCCAGTAACCGCCTATTGGACCGGGGGCATGTTGCGGATCGACGCTTACAAACCCGATCCCAGGTTGGCGCCTGTGCAAACCGGCTTTGGCGTCCAACTGACGGCCGAGCAGGCGGACACGCTGCGCCGGATCATCGACGCCGGCCCGACCAAGCACCGCATCCCGGTTGACGTGATTTAGCCATGAACGATGAAGAATTGCACCTGCGCCGGATCGCGGCGCGGGCCGATCGCGCGCGCGCGATTATCGAGGACGATCTGCTGGTCGGCGCCTTTGAGGCGCTTGACGCGCGGTACCTCATGGCATGGCGCAACAGTCCGGCCGATCAGCCGGAAATGCGCGAACGGCTTTGGCATCACCTTCAGGCGCTCGCCGAAGTGCGCGCCGAACTCAACCGCGTGCTGGAAGACGGCGAGATGGCGCGAGCCGCGCTTGATGACCTGCGCGCCGGCATTACCAACCCCTAAGACCACGAGAGATACGCAATGGATGACATGAACGCCGCTCCCGAGGCATCGGGAAGCGAACACGATCCCGTTGCCATGATTTCGAGCATGTTGGAGCGGGAAGAAACCCCGCCGCCCAAACCTGCCCGAAATCAAACGCCCGACCCGCAGCCGGAACCGGAAGACCCGGAACAGCCGGAGCCGGGGCCGGAGACACCGCCCGATGAGGGCGAAGACGACGACGAAGCGCAGGAAACGCCCGAGCAACCCGACGACGAGCCGGAACTCTACGAGGTCAAGATCGGCGACCGCGTAGAGAAGGTTACGAAGGACGAGTTGCTGCGCGGCTATCAGCGCCAGTCGGACTATTCCCGGCACATGAACCAACTTGCGGAGCAGCGCAGGGCAGCCGAAGCGGAGACGCAGCGCGTCGCGGCGGAACGGCAGCACTATGCCACGCAGTTGGATCAGATGGCCGCAGTGCTCCAAGCGTCGTTGCCGCCTCGGCCGACGCCGGAGCAGTTGGACAGCGACCCGATCGGCTACTTGCAACAAGAAAAAGCATGGGAAGCCCGCGCGCAGCAGCTTCAGCAAGTCTTTGCGGAGAAGCAGCGCATCGATCAGCAGATGCAGCAAGAGATGGCCGAACGCCAGCGGCAAACGCTGGCGCAGGCACGAGAGCAGCTAGTGGAAATGCTGCCGGAATGGCGCAAACCGGAAACCGCACGCGCGGAGCAGCCGAGGATTGCGGAACACCTCCGGAGCATTGGCTACGCCGACCATGAAATCTCGGCTGCCGCTGATCCCCGCGCGATCGTCATGGCGCGGGAAAGCATGCTGTACCGGCAACTCATGTCGTCGCGTCCGCAGGTCCAACAAAAAATCGCGACAGCCCCACGAATGGTCAAGCCCGGCGCCGCCGGTCCCGCTCCCGACCAAAAGAAAGCTGTCATTGGAAAAATACAGCGCAGCGGCGGCAAAGACTTGGATGCTGTCGCGCGCCTGATAGAACTGGGATAGTTCGATGGCTGTACCTGCAAATACTGCGCAGACCTACCAGAGTTCGGTGATCGCCGAAGATTTGTCTAAGGTTGCTGAGCTTATCGCGCCGACCGAAACCCCGTTCATGACGGCGATCCGGAAGGGCACGACCAGCAGCACCCATCCCGAGTGGGTCACGGTGGACCTTGCCGCCGCTTCCGACACCAACGCGGAAATCGAAGGCAACGACGTGACCGCCGACGCCATGACCGAGGGCGTCCGGCTGTCGAACTACACCCAGCTTTCGGACAAGGTCGCGCAGGTGTCGTCTACCCGCGAAATCGTTGATGAAAGCGGCGACCTCAATCGCATGTCGAAGCAGATCGCGCTGAAGACACAGGAATTAAAGCGCGACATTGAAAAGACCCTGCTGAGCAACAAGGTCGCGTCACCGGGTAGCGCCAGCACCGCACGTACTTCTGCGAGCTTCGCGTCGTTCCTTCAGACCAACGTTTCGCGCGGCACGGGCGGCGTCAATCCGGTGCTGTCCGGCACCACCTCGGGCTATCCGACGACCGCCGCGACCGATGGAACACAACGCGCACTCACGGAAACGTTGCTGAAAACCGTCCTGGCGCTGGCGTGGAACTCCGGCGGCGATCCGACGATGGTTTTCGTTGGTTCGGCCAACAAGCAACTTATCAGTGCATTCACCGGTAACGCTACGACGTTCCGCGAGATGGACAGCCGTAAGATAGTCGCTGCGGTTGATATTTATGTCGGCGATTTCGGCGAGGTGCAGATAGTTCCAAGTAGGCTAATGCGCGCAAGAGATGCAATAGTCTGCGATCCAAGCAAGGTAGAGTTGTCCTATCTTCAGAAGATGAAGCAGGAAGAACTGGCGAAGACGGGGCACTCCGAGAAGCGGATGATCTCATGTCAGTGGACGCTGAAGGTTCTGAACGAGCGGGCGCACGGCATCATCGCTGACCTGTCGTAATCGCGTCGAAACACAGAGTAACGGCAGACAAGGGCGCCTTTCGGCGCCCTTCTGCTTTTCAGGGAGACTAGGCATGGTGAAGAAGCTGAAGGAAGAGACGGAAAAAGCCGTCACCGAAGCAGAAGAGGCTGCCAAAGAAACCGGGACAATGAACCCGGCACTTGAACCCGATAAGATCAAGACGCCGCTGCCCGGCACGACGCCGGACCTCGATGTCATGACGACGGATCAGGCGACCAGCTTGAACCCGAACGTTACCGTGTCGGGGACAAAACCCGATGGCGAAGGCGGGCAAGTCTTATTGGACACCGTAGACCCCGCCGTTGCCAACGCCGCGCTCCTCGGTCCCAACGTCGCGCGCAAGCCGGAGGCGCCGGCCTCGGCACCCGAGGACACGACCCGCAATCCTGGCGAAGGCGAAGTGCTGTTTGAGGTGACCGCCGACAATGAGCCTTTCTACTCGGGCGGACCGCTCAAGCAGGGGTCGAAGGTGGTCATGTCGAAGGAAGAGGCGGACCTTTTGGTGCAGCTTAAGGCCGGCAACATCGCCTCGTCGTCTTCGGCGTCGTCGGAACCTGCGCCGGCACCGGCTAAAGCCTCGTCGCGCAACGCCAAGCCGGAAGGCGGCGACGCGGCATGATCCGGACGCGCTTTGTCGAGGACAGTGACGGCTCGTTGATCGTCCATCGTGAGGCGGATGTTGAACCCATCCTCGAACTCAACAAAGCGCTTGCGGCCTCGGGCGACGGGTATTCCCCGTCGCGCGAGTGGCGGCGCGCAGCCTCGATCCCGCTGGCGATTGTCGAGAAATGGCGCAATGAGCTTGGGGTCGATGTCTTCAACCCCGACCACAAACCCGCCGTCAGGCGGCTGCTGAACAGCAGCGAATATTTGTACCTGCGCACGGCTCCGGGGAGGCTTTAGGCATGGCGATTGACCGCAACGGGCTGGCGAGCGATGCCTTCGCCATCACGCCGCACGATACCAACACGCAGCGCGCGGCGGCGCTGTTCGTCGGCGGTGCCGGCAATGTGGCGGTGACCACGGAAGACGGCACCACGCTGACCTTTACCGGCGTGCAGGCAGGCAGCGTCTTGCCGGTCAAGGTGACGAAGGTTCTGAGCACCGGCACGACGGCAACGACCATCGCGGGCTTCCGCTGAATGTCTGATCCGAACTGGTCAAGTACGGTGCTGCTGTTGCACGCGGACGGCAGCAACGGCAGCACGGCGTTCGTTGATAGCAGTTCAAGCGCAAAAACCGTCACCGCGAACGGCAACGCGCAAATCAGTACGGCACAATTCAAGTTTGGGACCGGCTCGGCGGTGCTGGACGGAGCCGGTGACTGGCTGGAGGTTCCCGATAGCACCGATTGGGCGTTCGGCAGCGGCCAATTCACGGTCGAGGGGTGGTTCCGGTTCAGCGCGGTTAGCGCCACGATGGCTTTTGTGGGGCAGTACGGCAGCGGCGTGGCGGCTGACACCAGTTGGGCTTTGTGGCGCAACGGCTCGAACATCATCTTTCGGATGATGGACCCGAACACGGCGACGACCGACATCACTGGGACGTGGACCCCCGCAACCGGAACTTGGTATCACTTATGCGTTGATCGGGATGCCAGCAACGTAATCAGGCTTTACGTTAACGGCGCGGTTCTCGCCAGTCTGACATCGACCTTTTCAATTCGCGACGTAGCCTCCGTTCTTCGAATTGGGCGGCTGTCGAACACGTATACCGGATGGGATTTGAACGGTTATGTTGACGAGGTCCGGATAACCAAGGGGGTCGCGCGCTATGGCGGGGCCTTCACGGCGCCGAGCGCCGCCTTTCCCGACGCGGGCGGCGGTGGGGGCAGCAGCACATTATGGCAAGTCAATTGCGGCTCAACCGTCGCGCTGAGCGGCTGGAACAATGACGCCGCCCCTGATCCATCCACCCTAAGCAATCTGGTGACGAGTACCGGGGGCGCATCGACTGCGGGTTACTACTGCGATGTATGGGACATTTCGAAGACGGACGGCATCGGCCATGCCGATCTTCCGTCCGACGTTGGCACCAGTTACCTGAAATGGTACGGCGCGGGGAGAACGCTCCGCTTTACCGGGCTGGACAACGCCAAGACCTACACAGTGACCCTTTATTCGACCGCTCCCGGCGTGGTTTCAAACAATTGGACGGTGGCCGGGAATACGCAGGCATTGGCGCGCGGCGGGAAAGCGCAATGGACCGGCCTATCTCCCGCCAGCGGCGTCCTTGAGTTCGTGTCAGCCTCCAGCACGACCGGCACGG